AAGTTAGCCATAAAGCGTGGGACATTAAAAGAGTTGGCGATCAAGTTAGCCTGGCAATTAATAACAATGATACGTTAGAGGCCTCGGGCTTTCCAAACTATCTGGTGCCGATACGAGAAGCATTTACTCGCATACATAAAAGGTAGCAGCCATCTCGGGCTTCATGTGGCAAAGTCGCCTGCGCGACAGTTCAACATCTCTCCTTGGGGTGGAAGTGCCCCCGCCACATCGCCCATAATAGGTTGTGTACCACGAACTACCATAGTCGCTAAGCCGCTTATCAACCCGCCCCCGCGTGCATCCGCACGCGGACTTCGGCAACATGCACTGCATGAACGCCGACCTGTCCGACCTCCTCCGCTTGCTGCAGAACCTGATCCGCCTGGGTACCATCGCCGAGGTCAAAGGGGCAAAGGCGCGCGTGCGGCTGGGGCCGACACTCACCACCGAATGGCTGAACTGGGCCACGCCACGCGCCGGTAGCACGCGCACCTGGTCGGCGCCCACCGTGGGCGAACAGGTGATCGTCCTTTCCCCTGGCGGCGACCTGACGCGCGGCATCATCCTGCCGGCGCTGTACTCGCAGGAATTTGACGCCCCCGAAACCAGCGACAGCATCCACACCACGCACTATCCTGATGGCGCCGTGGTGCAGTACAACCACGCGGCCCATGCCCTGACAGCAGTGCTCCCCGGCGGCACCGCCACCATCACCGCCGACAAGGTGACGTCGAACGCGCCCAGCACCATCTGCACGGGTGATCTGACCGTCATGAAAAACCTGATCGTCAACGGAGCCACCGCGCTGAACGGCGGCGTGAACGCCAAGGCTGGCACCGCTGGCGGCGTGGCCATGAGCGTGCAAGGAACGATCAAAGCTACCGAGGACGTGCTGGCCGGCAGCATCAGCCTGGCCAAGCATGCGCACGGCGGCGTCAAGCAAGGCGGCGACCAATCGGGCGGGCCGTTGCCATGATGGGCATGCACGCCGCCACCGGGCGCAGCCTGACGGGCCTGGGCCACCTGCGCCAGTCCGTGACCGACATTCTCACGACACCCATCGGTTCGCGCATCCGGCGCCGCCGCTATGGCTCCGAAGTGCCCGAGCTGATCGACCAGCCCCTGAACAGCGCGACGCAGTTGCGCATCTACGCGGCCACTGCCTTTGCGCTGCGCCGCTGGGAACCGCGTTTGCAACTCGCCAGTGTACAGCTCACGCGCGACACGGACGGCGCCATCGCGCTGCTGCTCGATGGTACGGCCAATGGTCAGGGCATCACCCTGGCCGTGCCCGTCAAGCAAGGGGACGCCGTATGAGCACGCCCATCGACCTGACCCAATTGCCGGCGCCCAGCGTGGTCGAGGTGCTGGACTTCGAAACCATCCTCGCCACACGCAAAGCCCACCTGGTCAGCCTGCTGCCGGAAGCCGAGCGCGCGGCCGTCACGGCCCTCTTGGCCCTGGAATCGGAACCGGCCACCAAGCTGCTGGAAGAGAACGCGTATCAGGAAACCATCTTGCGCAACCGCGTCAACGAAGCGGGCAAGGCCGTTATGCTGGCGTTTGCGCTCGATGGCGACCTCGATCAACTGGGCGCCAACGTCAACGTGGCGCGCCTGGTCATCACGCCGGCCAATCCCAGTGCCCTGCCGCCCGTGGCCGCCGTCATGGAAGACAACGACGCCTATCGCCTGCGCATCCAGGAAGCGCCGGATGGCCTGTCCGTGGCCGGCCCGAAGGCGTCCTATGAATTCCACGCCCGCAGCAGCGATGGGCGCGTCAAGGACGCGAGCGCTACCAGCCCCGCGCCGGCCAGCGTCACCGTCACGGTACTGGCCAACAACGACACCGGCATCGCTGACGCCGAACTCTTGGGGACCGTGGCGCGCGCGCTCAACGCCGAGGACGTGCGCCCCCTGGGCGACCGCCTCACCGTACAAGCCGCCCAGGTCATCGATTACCAGATCGAGGCCACCCTATTTATTGGCGTCGGGCCCGAAGTGCCGATTCTGCTGGACGCCGCGCGCGCCAACGCCGTGCGCGTGTCGCAGCCGCGCCGCCCGCTGGGCCACAGCATCTATCGGTCCGCCTGCAGCGCCGCCGTGCACGTCGAAGGCGTGCGCAAGGTCGTCTTGACCAGCCCGGCGGCGGACATCGAACTGAACGCCACCCAGGCCGCGCGCTGCACGGCTATCAAGTTGAATGTCGTGGTGCGCGATGAATAAGCTCGTGGCCACCCTGCCGCCCAACACCACGGCGCTCGAGCGCGCCATTGCCGTGGCCTGCGCCGAGCTGGTCAACGTGCCCGTGCCGCTGCGCGACCTGTGGAATGCCGACCGCTGCCCCGTCAATCTGCTGCCGTTTCTAGCCTGGGCCTGTTCCGTCGACCGCTGGGACGATGCCTGGCCCGAGTCAACCAAGCGCGGCACGATCAAGGCGTCCTATTTCATCCACAAGCACAAGGGCACGATTGCCGCCGTGCGCCGCGTGGTCGAGTCCCTGGGCTACCTGATCCGCATTACCGAATGGTGGCAGACCACGCCACCAGGCGTGCCGGGCACCTTTCGCCTCGACGTGGGCGTGCTGGACACGGGCATCACGGACGCCATGTTTCAGGAAATGGAGCGCCTGATTGCCGACGCCAAGCCCGTCAGCCGCCACATGACGGGCCTGGCCATTTATCTGGAAAGTCGCGGCAACGTCTACGCGGGCGCTTGCGCCTACCACGGCGACAGCATGACCGTGTATCCCTGGATCGCGGAAACCATCGAAGTGCGCGGCACGCTGTTACAAAGCGGCGCATCCCATACCATCGACACTCTTACCATCTATCCATGAGCACATACTTTGCCATCCTGACGCAGGTGGGCGAGGCCAAGCTGGCCAACGCCATCGCCCTGGGCCAAACCCTGAAACTGAAGAACCTGGCCGTGGGCGACGGCAACGGCAATCTGCCCATGCCCGTGCGCACGCAGAAGGCGCTGGTGCACGAGGTGCGCCGCGCCGGCCTGAACCAGTTGAGCATCGACCCGGCCAACACCAGCCAGATCATCGTCGAGCAAGTCTTGCCCGAGGACGTGGGCGGCTGGTGGATACGCGAAATCGGCATCTTCGACGAGGCGGGCGACCTGTGCGCGGTGGCCAACTGCCCGCCGAGCTACAAGCCCCTTATGGCCGAGGGTAGCGGGCGCACGCAAGTGGTGCGCATCGTCCTGATCGTCGCCAGCACGGCCGCCATCGAGCTGAAAATCGACCCGTCCGTCATCCTGGCCACGCGCAAGTATGTGGATGACCAGGACATTACCGTGCGCGCCTACAGCGACGCGCAACTGGCCAAGCACCTGGCCGCCGCCGATCCGCACCCGCAATACAGCATGAAAGAGGTGGCGACGCTCAGGAAATTCGACGCCTCGAAGAAGCTGGTCAATGCGGAGTTTGTCCAGCAGGCACAGGGCAGCATGGTCAAATTCGTTGGCGTGGGCGCGAGTCGCACCTTGACGGCGGACGATATGGGCGCCGCCCTGTACTTCACCGCCCCTGGCCTGACGCTCACCATCCCCAGCCCGGACGCGCTGGGTATTCCCGCCAATTCGGGCAAGTACTTCAAGCTCTTCGGACGGAACCAGGCCGCCGGCACGATTGCGTCCGCTGCTGGCGTGGTCATTGCCTATGACGTCAGCGACGTGAAGAATATTGTCATCAAACAGGGCCAGTTCCTCACCTTGATGGCGACGGCCGGCCAAGTCTGGCAAGTCATCGACGCGACGGCCGAAATGTGGCGCAACGTCGATTTTGCCGACTACTTCAACAACACGGCCCCGACGCAGCCCCAATTCGACAGCAGCACAAAGATCGCCACCACCGAGTACGCCAATCGGATAGGCATGCAGGCGTCCAAAATGGTCGTGGTCGGTGCCGGCAAGTATCCCTTGTCGAAAGACGATGCCGGCGCGAGCTTCATCAACAATGGCGTATCGGGCCTTGGCCTGGCGGAATTCACGCTACCCGGCTCCAGGCAATGCAAACGCGGCACGCGCATCGAATTCTTCTGCGTTGTCAGCGTCAGTCCTGGCATGAAGGTCAATGTCGTCCAGGGCGACCTGCTGTATGCTAGCGCTGTAGCCATCCAAAGCATCGACGTCAATGCTGGCGAATCGCTGACCGTGGAAAGCGATGGTCTGGGCAACTGGGTCTGTGTCAATGGTTCGGCACAACTGCGCCATGTGGAAGCGTTCAAGAATTACTTTGGCAACGTCGCGCCAACGCCCGAGCAATTCAACAGCGGGCCGCGCATTGCAACCACCGAGTTTGTCCGCCGCGCACAAGGCAGCATGACGGGTTACACCCGCGTGGAAGCGGACCGTTCGCTGACCGCCGACGACGCCGGTTCGGTCCTCTTGCTGGGCGGCGCGGCAATGGTGCTCACCCTGCCCCTTCCCGTATCGCTGGGCATTCCCAACAATGCCGGCATCTGCGTGCGCATCCATTGCACCGGCCCGCAAAGCGCACGGCTCGTGCCGGCCAAAGGCGCCTTTCTCATGGCGCCCGATGAAACGAACAGCATCACGGTCAAAAAAGGCCAGTCGCTCACGCTGATGGCGACCACGGATCAGGTGTGGCGCGTGATCGATTCCACCGCGGAACTGAGCCGCAATGCCGCATTTTCAGGCGTGCTGGCCGGTAGCGGCCACAAGTTCCTGCCGGACGACTTCATCATGCAATGGCAAACCGTCGACGTGCCCGTCGCATCAAACGGCATTGCAACGAAGAATTTCTCCTTTCCGGTTGCGTTCAAGGAAGCGGCGTTCGGCTGCACGGCCAGCGTCCTCGGGGTCGGTGCGAGTCCCAATTCCAATGCGTTTGTCGCCGCCATGCCCACCTCCGTGAATGGCGGCGTGGCGCAGAACAATTACACCAACAGCAACGTTTCTGTTTTCATTATTTCCATAGGCAAGTGAAATGACCATTCATTACTCTTACTCGACAGGAAATTTTTATCCCCAACACATTGAGTATCCGCACCTGCCTGACGACTTGATCGAGGTGGATGACGAAGACTACGCGGCCGCGATGGGCAGGCCCGCAGGCCATGCCTTTCAATTTGAGAACGGCCGGCTGGTCATTACCGCACCGACGCCCACGCCGCTGCTGGTGCAGTGCGACACCTTCCTGGTCGGCGTCAGAAAAACACGCGACGGCATCCTCAACCGCCTGGCCGGCATCGGCTTTGCGGCCGTGGCCAGCGGCGACACGGACACCGTGCAAACGATCATCACGGCGCGCACCTGCCTGCTCGACATCACGATCTGCCCAAGCGTGACCGCCGCGCGCGATCTGGACGAGCTGCAGGCGGCCGTCAGCGCCGAGTTCCAGCGCATCGCGGACACGCTGCCGCAAGAGGCGCGGCGTGCCTTCGATGAAGCAGGCATCACACAGTAACACCCCGACACTCACCACCTACCAGGAGAACAACATGGCCACCGACTACCACCATGGCGTGCGCGTCATTGAAATCAACGAGGGTTCGCGCCCCATCCGCACCGTCTCCACCGCCGTGCTGGGCCTGATCGCCACGTCCGACGATGCCGACCCGGCAGCCTTCCCGCTCGACACGCCCGTGCTCGTCACCAACGTGCTGGCAGCCATGGGCAAGGCTGGCAAGACGGGCACCCTGTATCGCGCACTGCAGGCGATTGCCGCGCAGACCAAACCCTTGACCGTCGTGGTGCGCGTGGCCGAAGGCGAAACGGAAGCGGAAACCACGACCAATGCCGTGGGCGGCGTCTCGCCCGACGGCAAGTACCTGGGCGCCCAGGCGCTGCTGGCCGCGCAAAGCAAGCTCGGCGTCAAACCGCGCATCCTGGGCGCGCCGGGGATCGATACCCAGGCCGTGACCAATGCACTGGCCAGCGTGGCCCAGCGCCTGCGCGGCTTCGTGTATGCGTCGGCCTATGGCTGCGCCACCGTCACGGCGGCCACCGCCTATCGCGGCCAGTTCGGCCAGCGCGAAATCATGATGATCTGGCCCGACTTCGTGAACTGGAATACCGCCACGGATGAAGAGGCCAGCATTTCCGCTGTCGCCTACGCCATGGGCCTGCGCGCCAAGATCGACGAAGAGACGGGCTGGCACAAGACCTTATCGAACGTGGTCGTCAACGGCCCCACCGGCATCAGCAAGGACGTGTTTTTCGATCTGCAAGACCCGGCCACCGATGCCGGCGTACTCAACGCCAAGGAAGTGACCACCCTGATTAACATGGGCGGCTATCGTTTTTGGGGTTCGCGCACCTGCGAGGCGCCGGGCGGCTTCTTCTATTTCGAAAGCTACACGCGCACGGCGCAGGTGCTGGCCGACACCATCGCCGAGGCGCATTTCGCCTATGTCGATGTGCCCCTGCATCCGTCCCTGGTGCGCGACCTGCTGGAAAGCATCAATGCCAAGTTCCGCGACTTGAAATTGCAGGGCTACATCATCGACGGCCATGCCTGGTATGACGAGCAGTACAACGACAAGACAGGGCTGAAAGACGGCAAGCTGGCCATCGATTACGACTACACGCCCGTGCCGCCGCTGGAAAACCTGAAATTCCAGCAGCGTATTACCGACCGTTACCTGGCCGACTTCGCCTCGCGCATCGCGGCGTAATAGCCATCACCACCCTGCCCGCGCCAGCGCGGGCAAATTGAAATACTGGAGAAATTATGGGCCTGCCCCGCAAACTGAAAAATTTTAACTTGTTCCAGAACGGCGTCTCCTTCATGGGTATGGTGCCCGAAGTCACCCTGCCGAAACTGAGCCGCAAGATGGAAGAGTACCGCGCCGGCGGCATGAGCGGCCCCGTGTCCGTGGACTTCGGCAACGAGGCGCTGTCGCTGGAATGGAGCGGCGGCGGCCTGATCGCCGAAGCCCTGAAACAGTACGGCGCGCACACGCACGGCGCCGTGCAACTGCGCTTTGCCGGCGCCTACCAGGAAGACGATGATGGCACGGTCGCCGCAGTCGAGGTCGTCGTGCGCGGCCGCTACAAGGAAATCGACATGGGCGCTGCCAAGATGGGCGACGACACCACGCACAAATACACGATGGCCTGCAGCTACTACAAGCTGATGATCGAAGGCGCCACCGTCATCGAACTGGACTTCATGAGCGGCACCGAGAACTTCGGCGGCGGCGACACGAATGCAGCCATCCGCAAGGCCATCGGCCTGTAATCCCTCTTTTACCTACCACCACACCACAAGGACAACACCATGCACAACGATACCCAAAACAGCGCCGTCATCGAACTGGACGACCCGATCAAGCGCGGCGATACCTTCATCACCTCGCTGACGGTGCGCAAGCCCAAGGCGGGCGCCCTGCGCGGCATTTCCCTGATCGAGCTGGCCAACCTGAACGTGTCGGCCCTGCAGATCGTGCTGCCGCGCATCACCGAGCCGACCTTGACGGCGCACGACATCGCCAACATGGACCCGGCCGACCTGCTGGCCGTGGGCGTCGAGGTTGCCGGTTTTTTGGCGAGCAAAGTAGATCGCCTTTCGGTATCCCCGGCGAAGTAGAAGACGCCATGGCCGACATTGCCGGCGTCTTTCACTGGACGCCGGCAGCGATGGACGATTTTACGATTGATGAACTGATGGCCTGGCGCGAACGCGCCCGGCAGCGAAGCGGAGCGGAATAGATGGCTGGTCGGGATCTGAAATTACAGGTAGTGTTTGCAGCGCTGGACAAGATCACCGGCCCGCTGAAAAAGATCATGGGCGGTTCCAGCGACACGGCCAAGGCCTTGAAGGCGACCAGCGACCGCTTGCGCGACTTGAACGCCCAGCAAAAGAACATCAGCAAATTCCGTGAGCTGCATGGCGGCCTGGACGCCACCCGCGCCAAGCTGGAAGCGGCGCAGCAGAAAGTGGCCAGCCTGGCTACCAAGATGAAACAGGCGGAAGCCCCCACGCGCGCCATGACGCGCGAGTTGAACGCCGCCACCAAAGCGGCCGGCGCCTTGAAGACCGCCGGCCAGCAGCAGGCCCAGCAACTGCAGGTCATGCGCGAGCGCCTGGCGGGCGCCGGCATCGGCACCAAAGACCTGGCCAACCACGAACGCACCTTGCGCCGCGAGATCGAGGCCACCAACAAAACCATGACCTTGCAGCAGCAGAAGCTGGCCAATGCAAACGCCAAGCAGCAGCGCGTCACCAATGCCACCCAGCACGCCGACAAGCTGCGCAACAAGGCGGGCAACCTGGCCATGGCCGGCGCTGGCGCCACCGCCACAGGCGCCGTCATCGGTGCGCCCGTGGTCAAGGGGCTGAACGAGGCCAAGCACTATCAAACGGAAGTGGGCCGCGTCAACGCGCTCGGCCTGGGCGACAAGGTATCAGCCGAGGCCGTCGCCTTCGCGCGCAACATGAAGACCTACGGCACCAGCCAGCTCGACAACCTGCAGCTGATGCGCGACGGCATGAGCGCCTTTGCCGACGTGCACCACGCGGAAATGGTGGCGCCCACCCTGGCGAGAATGAAGTTTGCCAATCACGCCTTCTTTGGCGAAGAAGAAGGCGCAGACAACGAACGCAAGTTCATGGACATGCTCAAGGTGATCGAGCTGCGCGGCGGCCTGGAGAGCAAGGAAAAGTTCGAAGCCCAGGCCAATATCGTGCAGCAAGTCATCACCGCCACGGGCGGGCGCGTCGGGCCGAATGAATGGCTGAACATGATCAAGACGGGCGGCATCGCGGCCAAGGGCCTGAAAGATGATGCGTTCTATTACCAGATGGAACCGCTGGTGCAGGAAATGAGCGGCAACCGCGTCGGCACGTCCCTGATGAGCGCCTACCAGAACTTGTACCAGGGCCGCACGACGAAACGGTCGGTCAAAAAGCTGGATGAGTTCGGCCTGATTGGCGACAAAAGCAAAGTCACGCCTGACAAGGCGGGGCAAATTGCATTCCTTGATCCAGGTGCGCTGCTGGGTTCCGAGCTGTTCCGCGAAAATCAGTTCGAATGGATGGAAAAAGTGCTGTTGCCGCAACTGGCCAAGAAGGGCATCACGGAGAAAAAGCACGTGCTCGACGCCATCGGCAGTATCTTTTCCAACCGCACGGCGTCGAACCTGTACTCGCAGATGTACTTGCAGCGCGTGCAGATCCACAAAAACGAAAAGCTCAACCGTGGCGCCGCCGACATCGGCACCCTCGATAAGCTGGGCCGCGACTCGGCCGCCGGCAAGGAACTGGAAGCGCAGTCCAAGCTGGCCAACTTGAAACTGACCATGGGCGAAAAAATCCTGCCGCTGTATGCGCAGGGGCTGGAACTGGCGATCAGCGCGGTGCAGCGCCTGAACGGTTTCATGGAGCGCAACCCCACCGTGGCCAAGGTCATGATTACCGCCTTTGCCGTGCTGGCCGGCCTGCTGTTGGTGCTCGGCCCGCTGATGCTGGGCATCGCCGCCCTGATCGGCCCGTATGCCATGCTGCACGTCATGTTCGCCAAGATGGGCGTGACGGGCGGCGTACTCACGCCCATCTTGCGCAAGCTGGGCGGCGCTTTCATGTGGGCCGGCCGCGCCGTGCTGTGGCTGGGCCGCGCCCTTCTGATGAACCCGATTGGCATCGCCATCACGGTCATTGCCGGTGCCGCCTTCCTGATCTACAAATACTGGGAGCCGATCAAGGCTTTCTTTGGCGGCCTGTGGTCAGACGTCAAGGCGACCTTTGCCGGCGGCTTTACCAGCATCAATGGCCTGATCGCCGACTGGTCGCCGCTGGGCCTGTTCTATCGTGCCTTCGCGGGCGTGCTGGGCTGGTTCGGCATTGCGCTGCCGGCCAGGTTCACCGATTTTGCGGCCAGCATCCGGGGGCGCTTCGCCAAGGGGCTGGCGCCGCTGGCCGGCTTCTTTAGCGGCATCTGGTCGCAGATCAAGACCGCCTTTGCCGGCGGCATAGGCGGCGTCAGCGCCCTGATCGCCAACTGGTCACCGCTGGGCCTGTTCTATCGCGCCTTTGCGGGCGTGCTGGGCTGGTTCGGCATCCTGCTGCCGGCCAGGTTCACCGACTTTGGCGCCAGCATCCTGCAGCGCATCACCGCGTCCTGGGTGCCTATTTCCGCCTTCTTCGCCGACATCTGGTCGCGCCTGCGCACGGTTTGTGCCGGCGGCATGGGCAACATCACGGCCCTGATTATCAACTGGTCACCGGTCGGCGTGTTCTACCAGGCCTTCGCGGGCGTCATGAGCTGGTTCGGCATCAAGCTGCCGGCCCAGTTCACCGAATTCGGCGCAAACATCCTGCGCGGGCTGGTCAACGGCATCACCGGTTCCATGGGCGCCGTCAAGGACGCCATCAGCAATGCCGGTTCCAGCACCATTGCCTGGTTCAAGGAAAAGCTGGGCATCCACAGCCCGAGCCGCGTGTTTGCCCAGCTTGGCGACTACACCATGCAAGGCTTGGCCGTGGGCCTGGATCGCAGCGAGGGCGCGCCGATTGCCAAGGTTTCGGGGCTGGCGCAGCGCCTGACGCAATTGGGCGCCGGCATCGCCATCGGCACGGCCATGGCGTTACCCGCCAGCGCGTTCGACACGCGCGCCCCGCTGTCCCAGGGCGGGTTCGGCGCCGGCATGACGATTCAAGGCGACAAGATCGAAATCACTTTTAACGTGCAGGCCGGCACCGATCCACAGGCCATCGCGCGCGCTGTGAGCATGGCGCTCGATCAACGCGACCGCGAAAAGGCGGCACGCATCCGCTCGTCCCTGCGCGACCACGATTAAGAAAGAAGCACACCATGATGATGATTTTAGGAATGTTCGTTTTCAGCCTGCCGACGCTGGCCTATCACGAGCTGCAGCGGCAAACGGAGTGGAAGCACGCCAGCACGGCGCGCGTGGGCCTGCGCGATGCGCACCAGTATGTGGGGCCAGGCGACGACACCATCACCCTGTCGGGCTGGGTGGCGCCGGAACTGACCGGCTCCCTGTATTCGCTCGATGCGCTGCGCATGATGGCCGACACCGGTAAATCGTGGATCTTGATTCAGGGCACCGGCCGCATTCTCGGCTCGTACCGCATCACCAGCATGACGGAGGGCCGCACCATCCTGGACGGCAGCGGCGGCGCGCGGCGCGTCGAGTTCTCGATTGCGCTCAAGCGCGACGACGACGGCGTGCTGGCCATGGTCGGCCTGGGCGACATCGGGGACCTGAAAAACATGCTCAGCATCGACGGCATGACCAGCAGCATTGCGGGCGCGGCCAAGAATGCCGTGGGCAGCGTGGTCGGCAATGTGGTCGGCGGCATCACATCGAAATACGGCGGCGTGGTCAGCGAGATGAAAGACAAGATCGGCGGCAGCATCAGCGGCGCCATCGGCAGCGCGGCAGACAAGTTCAAATGAGCGAGCATATCCCCGCCTTCAAGGTCAGCATCGAGGACAAGGATTTGACGGCCATCGTCTCGCCGCGGCTCATCAATCTGACCTTGACCCTGTGCCGTGGCGACGAGAGCGACCAGCTTGATATCTCACTCGATGACAGCGACGGCAAGCTGGCCCTGCCACCGCGCGGCGCGCAGATCGCCCTGGCACTGGGCTGGCAAGCGTCCGACCTGGTGGACATGGGCAAGTTCACCGTTGACGAGGTGGAGCACAGCGGCGCGCCCGACACCATCACCTTGCGCGCCAGGTCGGCCAACCTGATCGACACGTTTAAACAGCAGCAGGAACACAGCTTCCACAAGACCACCCTGGGCGCCATCATCGAGGCCATCGCCTTTCGCAACGAGCTGGCGTCGGGCGTGTCGGCGCGCCTGCGCGATACCGCCGTCGAGCACATCGACCAGACGCACGAAAGCGATGCGGCCTTCCTGCGCCGGCTGGGCAGGAAATACGACGCGGTGGCCACCGTCAAGAACGACACCTTGCTGTTCATTCCCATCAACCAGAGCCGCACCGCCAGCGGTAAGGCGCTGCCGGTCATTCCCATCACGCGCGCCCTGGGTGACGGCCACCGCTACCACAGCGCCGAGAGCGACGCCTACACGGGCGTGCGCGCCTTCTGGCATGACGAGCGCTACGCCCGGCGCCGCAGCGTCGTGGCCGGCGTGCCCGGCAACAGCAAGCGCCTGCGCACCACCTTCGCCAACGAGACGGACGCGCGCGCGGCGGCCGTCGCCGAATGGCAACGCATCCTGCGCGGCCTGGCCACCTTTGAAATGAACCTGGCCCTGGGCAACCCGGCCGTGTTCCCGCAATCGCCCGTGACGGTGCAAGGCTTCAAGCCCGAGATCGACGCCACCGACTGGCTATCGGTCAAGGTCACGCACAACCTGGGCGGCAACGGATTTACCACGCGCGTGGAGTTTGAAACGAAGACGGAAGCGGTCGAGGCAGAACGCGAGGACGAGAAAGACCCGGACGAAGGCATCACGGGCGTCGTGGCCAAGTGGAAGGATGTGGCGGCGAAGAAGAAAAAGGCGGGGCAGGAACAGGCTGGCGACAAGGGCAAGCTCAAGACACTGGAACATACTTACAAGAGCAAGCAGGCCGCCAAGCGGGCGGCGCTGCATGCGTGGAAGCGTATCGAGGAAGTACGCGACATCATTAAGGAGAATAACGAAGAACCTTGGAAGCCTATGCAAGCTGTGGCCAGCAGAGAAACGGCGTGAATGTATCGCATTTACCCATGTTCAACGGCTGCTTTCGCCCTATTGCGTTGAAAAAGTCGAGAGGCAACAATACTGGGAGCTCTCCGATCTTCAAGCAGTCCGCGACCGTTCAATAGCGGCGGTTCTGGCTAGTCTAAACTGGCAGGATTTCTATCTATACGTCAACTTATCCGCGTTTTTCAACACAATAGCCCCAAACCAGACCTTCCTGCAATCTGGTTTAGGCAACACTATTTGAACTCGGCGGCTATCTCATATCAACTGGCGATTTACTAGAACATTCAACTGCAGAGCAGCTTCTTGTTGATTGAAGTGCAAAGATTCCGCTGTATCATGCCGCCAAACAACCGAGCTTTTTTTTGCCAATAGTCCTCCAAATACATCTAAACCGCTATCCATACCAAAAATTGTATAGTCGGATCGTACATAGCGTTCATGAGCAATCTTAGAAAAATCCTTATCAGGAAGAACAAAAAAGCTTATTTGCCTAATACCTCCTCCTGAATAACGAGAAGCTATATCGTTACAAAATAAATTAATTTCAAGAATTTCATCGGACGACAAAGTTGAATTATTATTTTGCACTGCGCATAATAATTTTACATTTACTTTTTTTTCTTTTGAACGAGAAAAACAGTTATCTAATAACCGGTGAAGACCTGAAATTTCATTTTTCCTCAGCCTCCAATTGTG